CGCGCAGTTCGGAGGGGTGATACCACGAAACCTTCTGCTGCGGGTTACCGGCAAAGGTGAGGGATGCTTGTTTAAACTTACCGCTATCGCTCAGTTTACTAACTACCGCCAACGTGCCGCGCTTGGTCTTGACAATATCAAGCAGCTTTAACTTGAAGCCCTTGTTCTTCGCTTCCCATGCGCGTTCATCCGCTCTTTCTTTTCTGTTGCTTTCAGCCATGCGTTCCCAGTTAATCTCCATTATTTCTTCTCCTTCGCGTGTCATTTGGATTCCTCCTCAAATTCTACCGGCCACTCATCAATCACCATGTTTTTAGGCTCACCGCATCGTGTAAGAAACGCTTCCGCGTCGGCGAGGTTTCCGTATATTCTTTCAACGTGACCGTCAACCTTGACCAAGAAAACGCTTTTCGTCACGTATCTTTTCATATCGCCCCCATTAATCTAGATACCCATTTGACATAAAGAACCATCAAGATCAACGCATTGACCGCAAGGAACGAGAAGAAACATGTCATCGCCAGAAACTTCAACGCATCCTTCATTTCCGCACCCTCCCAGCCTTGTCCCGCGCCTTCTTCTCCGCCAACACCCGGGCCACGTAACCCCTCATCCGCCGCCTCAACCCGTCCGCCAGCGTATGTGTCACCGCGCCGGAATATGGATGCCGCATGTCAATCTTCGCTCTCATTTTCATGGCTCTCATCTTCATGGTCCTCATTTTCCCCATCTCCTTTCCTCTCGTATTGGTCATAATCGTGCACATACTTCGTCACCAACCACCCATACCGCTCCCAAAACCCATAGTTGTAACGAAAGTTCCGACGCTTCCCCGCATCAATCATCCCCACAAACGTCGAAAACTTCGCATACCGAGCCCCCAACATGCATTCCACCAAGTTCTTCCGGAAATGCCCACCCTCAATGTCTAATGCCTCAAGAATCGCGTCACTCCGCGCCGGCGTAAACAGAAAGACCATCCCGCTACACGCATGAAATGTCGGTATCCGCGTCCCGCGCTTCACCTCAATCCCTAACCGTTTCCATCGACTTAATACAAAATTCGTGCACCCCTCGTTAAAACCATCCAGCAAAATGGGCTGCTTACACGTGTCCCGAATCGCCGATGCCACCACCGCCGTCCACAACGCCATGCAGGATTTGTCCTCCACCCGGTCGTCAGACGCAATCGCCGTCAGGTCAGAATGCCTCTCCTTCACCCGCCGAGGAGCGTCCAGCAAAACCTGCGGCGTGTCACCAACAGGCTCCCCCTCCACAACCACTAGCTTTTTTTGCCGACCCTTCGGAACCGAAGGCTTCCAAATCAAATCGTCCCACTGCTCTGGCGGCACCATCACCGACACTCCTCATCCCGGCTCTGCCACGCGTCATACGCGTCATACGCCTCGTCCGCCAGATAATCCCGTAACCCATCCATCCACTCACTCATCAACCGATCCTCCTCCAAAACACTCAAGTTTAAAAAATCCACCGAATACCCCCTCGGCGTCACAATGCACACATCGTCAGGCACAGAACCCGTCACACGGACAGGGAAACCCGAGGCCGTCGTCGTATCAATCGTTACCATGCCCCAGATGGGAGTATTGCTACGCAATTTCTTCTTCCGCTGGAATACAGCACGACCAGCGGCTACTTTTCGCTGGGTGGTCTGGTCGGTTTGACCGCTTATTTTGCCCATCGCAGGACCCTTTCTGATAGTTTGTTTGATCGCGGACCGGGGCTAATGTAGCATGTTCGTTACGCTTAGTGTAAACTATTTTCGCTGGATGTTCGTTAAAGTTTCGTCTGTTATCCATGTTACGTTCAATGTATGATTATTGTGGATAACTTGTGGATAAGTCGTGTTTTTGGTTAACAGCACTCAACAAAAGTAAAAGGACGGGGTGGAAAACTTAATAAACTGTGGATAACTCTGTGGATAAGTGGGTCCTATAGAGCTTTTGGGAGGAAGAGATGGTTTTTTTTTATTTTTTTTTTGAAAAATGGCGTAATAGCCGTAATGCCGTAATAAGTGAGTGGAGACAAGGGTTTAGAGCAATACACCAAATTACAGGGAGGAGAAGAGAGGTAATTCTCTGGGGAGCTCCGCGAGACTCTTTTTGAAAAAATAAAAACACTCATCTCCTGCCAAAAGGTCTATAGAGACCCTCTGGCTTTTTTTGAAAGGAACTACGATGGACATTGAAAAGGATATCTCTCTGCCGGCTTCTCGCTGTCGATATCCGTTTGATCAAATGGAACCCGGGGATAGCTTTCTGCTGGTCACCAAGGAACGAGGCACCTCTGCTCGGGTCGCGGCTCGCCGGTTTGTGTTAGTCAACCAGCCCTCTTGGCGCTTTAGCCTGCGCAGGGTCGAAAACGGTTGGCGTTTATGGAGGACAGTCTGATGGGCCACAGCGCGAAACGACAAGTATGGAACACGCCCCCGGTTATCCCGGACAAGGCCAAACGCAGGATGGCGGCAAAGGTGGGCCCTCTGGCTGGCCAAAAGCCACTCAACGGCAAGGAATGGAAGTTTGTGCAGGAGTATGTCTCCGGGGATGGCACAGTGACGCTGAAAGAGGCGGCGCTTCGTGCTGGCTATACCAAGGTCAGCGCGTCCGTCATGGCGTGGAAACTGACCAACCCGGATATCTGCCCCCATGTGGTTGCCGCCATTCAAGCCTATCGGGCCGAATTGGCGTCGAAATACAACACCACCTACGAACGGCACATGAAAGACCTGCAGACCATCCGAGACGCTGCTTTGGGTGCGGGTGCCTATGCTGCCGCAGTGCAGGCCGAATATCGGCGTGGCCAAGCCCTTGGCACGATCTACGTCGAGCGCAAAGAGATTCGCCATGGGACGATCGATTCCATGTCGAAGGAAGAGGTCCAGCGCAAGCTTGAGGAATTGAAGAAACTCTACGGTGGTCCGCCCGGGCGATTGATCGAGGCCGAGCCGGCCGAAGTGCTCAAGAGTATCGGCCGGGAAAAGGACCCCTCTTTTGATGCCGGGGTGGACGAACCACCGCCTGACTTCTTCGAAACCCATCCGCCGGGGGCTGCTGATGAAACCTGAGGCGCTATTTTCTGCTCGAATTCGGGCCGGCTTGTTGGGGTGCGATATCGAGCGGATTGAGAACCGGGTGAACCTCGGCATATCGGACATGTTGATCGGCATTGGGGATCAATTTGTCATGGTTGAGAACAAGGTGGTGACCAAGGGCTACAAGGTGGCCCTCAGGCCGCACCAGATAGCCTTCCTGACGCGCCATGCCCTCCGGGGCAGGCCATCCTATGTCTTGGTGCTCTGGAAGGCCTCTGGGGCACGACCGGACACAATCATGCTCTATCATGGCCGGCAGGCGATCGAGCTTGCCGAACAAGGCCTCAGGCTGCGCCCGGTTGCGCAATGGTTGTCTCGAGGAATTGATTGGCAAGAGGTCAAAAAAGAACTGTTGCGTAACCCGGGTAATTGAGGTAATATCCACAAATACCGCGTTGTGCGGTCAACCAGAAAGGATAGAGAAATGCCTAATAAACGTCCCCTTTTCAATGTGTGTTTTCCCTCGACAGTGACCGTCATTAAAAGCTTTAAGACGCTGAGGGCTGCGCGGGAGTTTGCTCGTAAAATGACGGGCAAGGATGTGCCCTTTTTGGTCATGCCGGGAGACGAGAATTGCTGCCCCATTATTTGCCGGGAGGTGATAAAGTGAAAACATTAGCCGAGCTCGAAATGGAAAGTCCAGAGGGATTTCGTAATCCCACCAGCACACCAGAGCAAAACGCGATGCTGGAGAAAATGCATTCAGAGCGCAAAGCGCATGAGGCTTTGCATATGGCGATCGACGAAATAGAAACCGCATTCATTTACCCACCGATTCCCCTGCGTGGCATGGATTGGCAAGCCACACGCAAGGGATATGACGAGGGCGACCTGATCGGGCGTGGCGCTACCAAACAGGAGGCCATCGACAATTTGCTGGAGCAGGAGGGGGAATAAATTTTATCCGTATGAAAAAGTCTAACACAAGGCATATCGATGCTGTTATACTGCACATGTCGAGGCAATCGAGCCTGTGACAATTCCAGAAAGCGAGAAAGAAAATGCTTAAAACTATGGCAGTGACTGCGAACAAAAAAACCGGCCCTATTGCTGTTACATACCGCAGTGGCCAACACGAAACGTATGCAACGTGCCCTAAGTCCTGCAATATGCACCCAAAAAGCGCGACCGGTGCCGATACTATCGATGCGGAATATATGCAGGCTGTTTCGGATGCGGTGCCGCGCCGTGGTAAGGCTTGGACCTATTCGCATTTCGCAGCTGAAGCCCTACCGTTTCCGAGGCCCGGTAAAACCGTTTTTAATGCCAGCTGTGACGACATGCGCGAGGCGGTGCGCACTGTCGAGTTAGGCCGGCCGGCGGTCTATGCTGCTGCTGTTGGCGAGACGGTGCCGAAACGGTTTTTAGGTGTTCGCTTTGTCCAGTGTCCGGCCGAGATTCGCGACGGCTTTACTTGCCGCGACTGTGGCGACGGCGACCCGATATGCGCCCGTGGTGACCGTGATTTTGTCGTGGTGTTCAATGCACACGGAACCGGTGCAAAGCTTGTAGGACAGCCCGGGGACGGTGGCTGCTATGCTGCCTCTGGCCCGGTAGCCATTACATGGCACAACACGAAAAAGGCCGAACCGGAAAACGACGGCGTGAAACTACGGCGTTTTGCTCGAGCGCTGCCGACGGGTAGCCTGTTGCGCCACCACGTGGCCGGCGACATTGGCCGGGATAATCCAGCATGATCTTGATTTTTCTCGTTTTTCTGTGGATTCTATGGTGGTTTATCGATATCAACGACAAGTGACGCACAGCGTCACATTGTGACGTTTTACGGCACATTTGATTAACTTTTAATCAGTTGTTCACCTCCAGAGGGGAAATTGTGAACAACCGGCCGGAAAGGCTGGTTTAGAATGTTGTGTAAACCAGTCCCCCGGCCTCAAATGGTGGACCGTGTCGAACGTGGCGCGGTGCGTTATTCGCGGTGCGCGAATAAATAAATAATTTCACCCTTTTATTTTTTGCTGGTATATAATTGCACTGTGCCGCCAGCTGGTGGCACACAACCTAGAAAGGAATAGCGAACATGGCACACATGATAGACGAGACAACCGGCCGCGCCGCGATGGCATACACTGGCCAAACACCATGGCACAACCTAGGCCAGCCGTTGACCGCTGGCGCGGACATTGAGACGTGGACACGCGAGGCTGGCCTTGCGTATTCGGTCCTGGAGTCTCCGGTGTTGTTCGAGACTACCGCCACCACCGAGCTGCAACGCTGGCCTAATCGTAAGGTGTTGCACCGTTCGGATACCGGTGCGCCGCTGGCCGTTGTCAGCGATGGCTACCGGGTAGTGCAACCGGCCGAAGTAATGGAGTTCTTTAAGACTATGGTAGGGCTCGGCGGTTTCGAGCTCGAAACCGCCGGGGCATTATCCGACGGCCGGCGGATATGGGCACTGGCCAAGGTAGGCGAGGCCGCGCCCGTGGTCGACGGCGATTTAGTGAAGCCTTACTTGCTGCTGGGCACCAGCTACGACGGCACCATGGCCACCATTGCAAAATTCACGGCGATACGCGTAGTGTGCAATAACACTATCACCGCTGCCGTCGGTGGTTATGCGAATGGCCGCGTGACGGCCGGCGAGGCGGATACCTCGAAGGGGTATCTTAAGAGCGCGGTCCGCGTGTTGCACTCAGAGCGCTTCGATCCGGAGGCGGTGCGCCTGCAGCTGGGCATAGTGGCCAGTGAGTTTGACCGCTTTATGGTGCAGGCTCGCCAGCTGGCACACGTGCCAATGACCGGCGAGGAATGCGATTCTTTCGTGCGCGAATTGCTGAAGCCTTACCACACGGCGGCGAAACCGATTGAGGAAAGCAAAGCTTATAAGCGCGTGTTGCAGCTGTTCAATGGCGCGGCGATCGGCAGTGATATTGATGGGGTGCGCGGCACTCGCTGGGCGGCGCTTAATGCTGTAACGGAATTGATCGACCATGAGCGCGGCCGCACCGATGGCACCCGGATGGAATCGGCGTGGTTTGGCACAGGCAACGCGATTAAAAATAAGGCGCTTGAATTGCTGGCGGCGTAGTATAATGACGGCCTGCGCCGTGTGGCGCAGGCCAACCAGAAAGGAATAGAGCCATGCATTTTGACTATACGCAGCAAGGCCGGCGTCCGTCCGCAAAGCAGATTATTGGCGCTTGGTCCAAGGCCGGAAAGCCGGCGGCGTTCACCGTTGAATACGGCGAGACGTTCGCGCAATTCGAGCGCGGCGTTGGCCGCTGGGGCAATGTTGATCTATGGACGGATAGCGGCAACGGTCAGCGCGGCGTGGACCGCAACGCCGTTGTTAAACTGCTCAATCAGAAGGGATAAGGCTATGTATAAAGAGCTCCAGCCGCCTCTTTTCGTGCGCGGGGAATATGCCGTGTATGCGCTTGCCTACCCCGAAGGGGGGCGCACCCATACCCTTTGGGGACTTGATGTTACCGGCCGGCGGTGCCGCTGCGCTGCTTTTCGCAGCGCAGCCGAGGCGATAAATTATGCCAATATATCCGCGAGTGCTCGAGAGGCGGACATAGACGGCGCACTGGCACAGGAAACGGAAACACAAAAGTAATTCCCACAAGCCGCAAGGCTTGTGGGATAATTGCATCTGGTGGCCGGCTGGCCATCAACAACCTAGAAAGGGATAGCGAACATGGACAACGAATTAGCAGGACAATGCCGCTTGTTACTGGCCGCCGTTGTGTCACTGGTGGCGGATGAAGTTATGAAACGCGTTGAAGTCGTGCTCGATGCACACGTGCACGAACTCGATGAAGATCGAGTTAGAGCACTGGCCGATCAGCAGATCAGCGCAACGGTAATCGATGATCGCGGCGATGGCTTGCCGCGAGCTTGGACGAAAGAGACACTATTGGCAATGATGGCGGGGCAGCCGGCGCTTGACCATAAATTCGTTCGTCAGCCGTGGTCAAGGGATCAGCTTTCCGACATAATTCAAGCGGAATCGTGGACACAAAAGCAGATTGATGACATGGTCGAGCAAAGGATCAGCGCCCTGTGCATGGTGGACGAGGACCGCGTTCAAGAGCTCATTGACGAGAACAACCTTGACGAGGACCGCGTTCAAGAGCTCATCGGCGCAGGCTTCAAAGAGCTTGACGACAAGATCGAAGAGTATCTCAGCAACAACCTCGAGGACGAAGTTACAAGCGTTGTTCGCGACATGGATTTTAAAGTGACGGTGCGCTAAATAATTGCCACAGGCTTTGCCGCCTGTGGCATAATTCTTTTGCTGGCCGGCCGGCCAGCATCAACGAGAAAGGATAGCATCATGAAACAGGTAAACTTCATCACGATTGGCGGCACGAAGTTCGCGCTGCCCGACGACATGACCAGTAAGCAGAAGGCCGACTTTGCAGGCGTCTGCCTGCAGCTTCAGCCGCTGGGCTCTTGTTACGGTCACGGGTGGAAGGATTTTTATTACGTGCAAGACAGCGCTTCCGTCCAGCTGGGCATGACGCCTGTCTACTCAACCCGCGAGTCCGCCGAGGTGGCAGCTGCGCAACACAAGGCCGACAACGCCGAGCCGCCTAAGCTTGAATCAGTAGCCTGACCGATACCAGTAGCCCCCGGGCTACTGGTCACCAAAGGGGCGCACCGCGCCCCTTTTCTTTTGCCTATGCCATAGGCAAACCCTATCACGCAGCGCCGACCGATAGCCTGCCCCCGATAGGCCGCGCCTATCGCCCCGCGTGCGGCGATAGCTTGCGCTAGCTCACGCGGTGAGCTAGCCGGCGCGGCTGCGCCGGCTGGGCCCTGCCCTTCCCGTGCCGGAGGACACGGGAAGGACCGACAGGGCCCACAAGAAAAAAGGCCGTCTTCTCCGCAGCTCAGACCTAATACTCGATTTCTGCCATATAATTACTCTCAGAAAACTTATAGCAAAAGGCCCCCTTTGTTTTTAAAAAACCGGTCCGGGGGTATATTTATAAAATTCTTAAAACTTGGCGACCCTATATGTCTAGTGTTCCTCCTGATATTGAAGCAGAACAACTTCGCCTCGAGCTGCGGCTCTCGCTCCTCGAAGCTCGAGAAAGGGCTACCGGTGACTTCCTGTCGTTCTGTAGATACGTGTGGCCTGAGATGTTGGTGGGGGATCACCACAGGGTGATTGCGGAGGCCATGGACCGCGTTTCTCGCGGCGAGTGCAAGCGTCTGATGATTGCGATGCCGCCCCGGCATGGCAAATCGCAGATGGGCAGTTACCTGTTCCCTGCCTATTTAATGGGCAAGCGTCCGGAGTCAAAGTTGATTGTTGGTTCGCACACAGCGGAGTTAGCGCAGCGGTTTGGCCGGATGATTCGTAATCTTGTGGATGATGAGCGGTATCGGGAGTTATTTCCTAACATGAAGTTAGCGGCGGACAGCAAGGCTGCTGGCCGGTGGGCCACGGCCCAAGGTGGGGAGGCTTTTTTTATTGGTAAGGGTGGTGCGATGACGGGTCGTGGTGGGGACATTGTCATTTTGGACGATATTTTGGACGAGCAGGATGCTTTGTCGGACACGGCGATGGAGAACACGTGGGAGTGGTATACGTCGGGTCCGCGTCAGCGGTTACAGCCGAACGGTTCGATTGTGGTGATTAATACGCGGTGGAAGACGGACGATTTGTCGGGGCGATTGATTGCGCAGCAGGGGTATTTGAAGTCGGACCAGTGGGAGGTTATTGAGTTTCCTGCCATTTTGCCGAGTGGGACGCCGTTATGGCCGGGGTATTGGAGCTTGGACGAGTTGGAGAAGGTGAAGGTTACGATTGGGATGAAGAAGTGGCAGGCGCAGTGGCAGCAGGAGCCGACGAACGAGGAGGGGGCGATATTGAAGCGGCACTGGTGGCGGAAGTGGCGGGAGGATTATGCGCCGAAGTGCAGTTATATTATTCAGAGTTTGGACACGGCGTATAGCAAGAAGGAGACGGCGGACTTTTCTGTAATATCGACGTGGGGGGTATTTGTGCCGGATTTTGATTCAGGTCCGCAGTTATTATTGTTGGGCGTGAAGCGCGGTCGGTGGGACTTTCCTGAATTAAAGCGGATTGCGAAGGCGGAGTATGTGTATTGGAATCCTGACAATGTATTGATTGAGGCAAAGGCAACGGGGACGGTATTGCAGCAGGAGTTTCGGCGGATGGGGATACCGGTGGTGATGTATAGTCCGGGGGGGAGGCGGCAGGGTCAGGACAAGGTTAGTCGTGCGAACGCGGTTGCGCCGTTGCTGGAATCGGGTATGATCTGGTATCCTGAGGGTCAGGAATGGGCTGAGGAATTGGTGGAGGAGTGTGCGGCCTTTCCGAACGGGAACAATGATGACCAAGTAGACAGTTGCATTATGGCTTGGGATCGTTTTCGTCGGGGGAATTTTATATCGTTGAAGGACGACTTCTTCGAGGAAAAGCCTGTTGATAACCGCATCCCTGAATACTACTGATTGGACAGTGTATGTCTCCTGAGATAGAAGAGAAGATACGTTCTGCGGCTGAGCAGAAGGGTGTTGACCCTGAACTTGCTGTTAAGATTGCGTCTACGGAGAGTGCGGGGAAGAGCAAGGCACAGAATTCCCGGTCCACGGCTGGTGGTTTGTTTCAGGTGATTGATGAGACGTGGAAGCGGTATGGTGGTGCGCCGGGTAAGAAGTTTGATGTGGATGAGAACATCCGCATTGGAACGGACATATTGGCGGACAATTCGGCGCGGTTAGAGAAGAAATTTGGCCGTGCGCCGAGCGGCGCGGAGCTTTATGCGGCGCACTTTTTTGGTCCGGAGAAGGGTGTGCAGATCATGTCTGCGCCTGCGGACACGCCGTTAAATGCTTTCTTGTCAAAGAAGGTATTCAAGGCAAACCCAAATTTAAAAGACAAGACGGCTGGAGATATTGCAACGCAGTTTAACACTCGGTTTGCTGCAAAGCCGGCTGCTGCGCCGGCTGTGGTACCGGCGGCGGTTCCGGTTCGGCCGGAGCCTGTTCCTGAGAACAAGCTGTTGAAGTATGCGGAGGCTGCGCCGGCCTCGGAACGTGCGGTGGTAGCGGAGAACAAATATATTGAGTCACGGCCGGACGTAGTAGCGCAGGCGCGTGAGTATGGGCCCGGGTATCAAGCGGCGTTGGCATTAGCGGCGCTGGACGAGGATGATGACGACGAGGAGTATACGACCAAGTCGGGTGAGCCGTTGATGCGGGAGAAGAGTGCGGCGCAGCAGTTTCTGGAGACGGAGACGCCGCCGCAGGGGTTGGCTGGGGTAGATTTCAAGGTAAAGTCGCCGTTCCCTGAGACGGCTGGAGCGCCGGGGACCGTGGCTCTGCTGGCAAAGGGTGGAATTGCCAAAGAAGGAAAACAAAAGCCGGCGGGTAATGCAAAAAGCCAGCTGCTGCAGATGAAGACGCAGTTAGGGCTGCAGGGTGCGGCGGTGGATGACCGGCTGCAGGGGTTGGGTTCGGCGAATACGGCGTTGGGGAGTCCGGCGTTCACGCGCCGTGGTGATTTGTCGCAGGACACGATGGGTGTTGCGCATTTTGCGTGGGGCGGTCAGGCGGCGGCATTTGGTAATTACTACAATCCGACGACCAAAAAGTATACGGACACACCGCCAACAATGGCCAATCCTGACTATACGACGGCAACGTATTATGAGCAGGACCCGAGTGGAAAGTATGTGACGTCAAAGGACCCATATAAAGCGGCGGGGCCTGTGTATAGTTACACGCCTGCGGTAGAGGGGACGTCGGGGTATTGGAATGATGATGATTACATCCCGGGGACGGAGGGCACTCCTGAATCGTATAACGCGGTGGCCAAGCCTGCGGCGACGTGGAATCAGGCGAAGATTATTGATCCCAACTCTGGGTATGCGTCTGTAACGGGGGGCACTCCGGTGACGCCGGGAAGCACTACCTTGCCAAACTGGCGCAAGACTACGCCTCCGGCCAAAGATGCGGTGCTTGTGCCGACTAACCGTTCTGGGATTAATACTCCGGTTGTGCGGGATAATCCGTATACACTTCCGGCCGCTCCGGCCAAACCTAATCCATGGGAACCCGGCGGTGAAATCCGTATTCCGGAAGATCCGATGCCTGCCCTTCCGGCCAAGGGTGCGGTCTCGGTGCCAACCAATCGCGCTGGGATTAATGCTCCGGTTGTTCGGGACAATCCGTATACAATGCCCAAGGATACGCCCGTTCAAGCGATGCTGCCTAAGAGGCCGCCTCCGGCTAAGATGCCGCCTCCGTTTAGTCAACCAATGCCTACGCCAATTGTGGACACGGGGTTGACCCCGAACAAGCAGTTCATGGCGGAAGGTGGTTCTGTTGCGGGTGACGCGGCATCTATGTTGGAAAAGTTGAAGGGCTATGGCGAGACGGCCGCGTCGATCGGTTCGGGGGTGTTGTCAAGCATTCCGGCGGGGTATGCTGGGTTAAAGGAGTTGGCCGTATCGCGGGACCCGGCTCGTGCGGCGCAAGAAGTGCAGCGTGTTCAGGAAGCCGGCACCTATGTTCCACGTGGAACATCTGGCAAAGAATCCTTGAGCAAAGCGGCGGAAATGCTTGAATTATTGAATGTTCCGGCACAGAAGGTTGGCGAGGCAGCGTTCCGCGCCAGTGGTAATTCCCCGTTGGTGGGTGCGGCGGCGGAAACCGTATTGGACCCGTTAAACTTTGTTCCCGGAGCAAAGGCAATTAAAGGCTTTCCAAAGGCGGTCAAAGAAGCGGCATTTGCGGCTTACGGAGCGGGGCCCACGGGCACGGCAAGTCATGTGATTCGTCCGGTTGGCGGCTCATTTCCTTCGGCCAAGTCTGTGGAAGAATTTCCTGTTTCCCATCTGGATGATTTTATTCTTAATTCGGTTGAAAAAATTCAACAACGCTATCCTGAAGGCCCTGCTCGAAAAACGCTTGAGGATATGTTTGATAAAAAGGCTCGAGATTATTTTCGGACTACTGCAGGATCAATTGCGGACCCGTTACGAGAAATGTTTTTAGAAAACAAACTTCCTGCGCAGGAAAAAACTCCGTTAGGGGAAACAATTCCTTCCTACCTCAGGGAAGCGGCCCGAAAGGGAAACCCGCAAGCCATGCAGGCGCTGGAACAGGAATATGGAAAATTGTTGAACATGCAGGTAACACGTCGGTCGCCCGATCTTGAGTCAGCAAAAGCTTCTACTTCTCAAGACATTTTAAAACAAATGCAAGAGCAGCCGCAGCTAATACCCGATGCAACTTTGGTATCACTCATGCGCGATCCAACCGCGTTGTCTAAAAAAGAAGTTAAAGAATACGCAACAAAAATTCGTCAACGGATGAAAGATAATCCGGAATTTTTTTCAGCAGTGCTGGAACGAAAAGCAGAATATTTGCCTACAAAAACGGAGTCATACACTGAGGGATTTAAAAGCCGTGAGGAAATGCAACCTTATGCCAACATCTATCCTCCTGTAATGACGGCTAAAGACCTTCCTGCTCACTTGCAACATGAGGTTGATACAGCAATAGAAAAACAACAACCTATTATGGATTTAAAAGGCCACTATAAAGCGCTTGGGTTAGATACAGAAGACTATCTCAAAGCGGCGGATTCTATTTCTGCAAAAGACCTTAGTCAGATGAGTTTTCCGGATTTTGTGGCCAAGGCATACAATCTTAATGCGCAAACAGCAACAATAAAAAACTTAGCAACAACAGCACAAAAATTAATCACAGAAAAAAAACCGTTCCCTAAAGAAATTAAAGATTTTGGGGTTAAAGAAGTTGCTCAAGCACCTGATGGATACCGGTGGGTGCAGGTAACAAACCCAGATGCTACGATTATTCAAGGAAAGTTGATGGATAATTCAATTGCGGGGTATTCTCGTTCAGGAACGTATGGGCCATTGAAAACGGGAAGGCAAGGCATTACGGACGGAAAGCTAAACGTATTTGTTTTGCAAGACCCAAAAGGCTATCCGGTTGTGAATGCTGATTACATTCCCGGATTGCAAGAACTCCATCAGATGACAGGGAATGGAACGGGAACAGGCAATGCAATTCCCGTTTTGTACTCAGACAAAATACAAAGTTTGTTTGATGCACTTGAGAAACGTGGTGATTACGTTAAAACGATGCCAACAAGCATTGAGAATTTAATGCTTGGATTAGATTAAAGGTCAACAATGTCAATCGACAAAGCACTGAACGAAATTGAATCCGGCAATGCGCTGGACATTGGCGAGGGTATGCCGGACGTGGAGATCATCCTTGAGGATGACGGCGGTGCCACGATTGAGATGTCGG